GTCGGGATATGCCGCTTTCAAATCTTCGTAGTTCTTGATTTCCATTGGTTTTCCTTCCTCCTCTTTTTTTGTTTGTTTATTTGCAAACGCCTCTTTCAAGGCTTTTGGCACATTGGAATAATCCGAAGCAACCGCAGAAGCCACAAACGCATTTTTGATTTTGTCAAGCGTTGCGCCGTCCTCCTGCTCTGCTTCTCCGTCGGCAAAGAGCACTTCGTCCGCGAAGCCTTTTTCTACGGCTTCCTTTGCGGTAAACCACGTTTCTTTATCCATAAGCTTTGAACACTCTTTATCGGTCAATCCCGTTCTTGCTACATAAGCGTCTACAATTCCGCTTTGGATCGTGTCGAGAGTGTCCGCGAGCTTTCTCATTTCGTCCGCGTTGTAATATCCCCATAGCTCATTTGCGGGTTTATGTATCATCATATACGCGCCGTTTGCTATGCTGATTTTGCCACAAGCAAGAGCGACGCGGACTGCTGCGCTCGCGCATATTCCGTCAATTTTACAAGTGACATTTTTGCCGTTGTTTCTCGCCACTTCCTCAAGAGCTACCGCTATTGCATTTGCCGCGAATACGTCGCCACCGTTGGAATTGATACGGACGCATATATTGTTACTCGATACCGCCTTAAGCTCCGATAAAAAGAGCTTCGGTGTTACGCTATCTTCGTCCCACCATTTCGTTGAGGCTATATCGCTATATAATTGAAGCTCGGTTTCCTCGTCATTGAAGTTGACGAATTTCCAAAACTTATCGTTAGTAATTTTCGGCTTAGGCATTTCTATCCTCCTTTAATTCCTCGACTTGACTTTCGGGGTCGGTTTTCTTTTGCGTTTCTACTTTAACGTCGTCCTGTTTGTCAAGCAGTTTTTCCGCTTCTTCCTGCGTCAAGCCGACACCAATTATCAACATATTTAACGCTTGATTGTATGTATATAGCCCTGCTTGATAATCAGCTATTATTTGTGTCAATGCTTGAATTTGTCCTACAAGCAACGGTTGCTTTACGACCTCTTGAATATCCTCTGTTATCTGTTGTTCTTTGGTATCACTCAAGGTTGTGTCGCGCACCTCTGCTTGTCCACCTTTTATAGGTGCATTTGCCGCGACAAGTTTTTCATTCTCGCGGATAAGCTGCTCGACGTTGCTCTTATAGTCGCCACCGTTAAGCGCAACGGTTTCTTGTTCTCTTGTAGAGAAGCCTTCCTCTACGCGCATTTTCGCCGCTTGCACTTCTTTAGTCGGGTCAAGCACGGGAATCGTCGCCGTTGAGTTCCACTTAGCAGAACACCAAGCTTTGTGAATAAGCGGGTCGGTGAAAAATCCCTTGCACTTTATGCGACCTATTGCGACCGCCTCAGCAAGCCACATTTCGTAAGTCGGTTGACAAAAATCGTCTTGCAGATATGTCCGTCTTTTCTTGAACATTTCAGCCGCTTCAAGCAAAGCTGCACGGCTCGCCGAATAAGACGAGTTAAACGATTTCAGCAATACCTCGTAAGGAATTTCAAGTGCTGCGCCGATCTGCTTATATACGCTTACTATAAATGCGTCATAATTGGAGTTCGGTCTTGTCGGATTTGCAAACGATATGTCTTCTCCCTCTTCGAGAATATTAATCATTCCGTTACCAATTCCGAGTTCGTCAACCGAGGAGCGACGCGGTTGTGCTTCCTCTGTACTGCCACCATTTTTCGCAAAGGGGTTGTTTACCTCTCCGAAAGGATTTGACGAGCTTGCACCGCTGCTCTTTACAAACACGGTAAACATTCCCGATATAACCGCCGCCATAATTTCAGCGTCGCTATATCTCGTTAATTGCTTTAAGCTTTCAATAACGGGAGAGAGAAGCGGAACGCCTCTATATGCACTTGCTCGCGTTGCCGTGTATAAGTGAAGGACGTTCGGGTTTCCTGTCCGTTGTCCGTATGCCTCAATTCTTACCCATTTGCGCTCTTTATGATGTAAGCGCATATATTCTTCGGGATAACGATTGCATATCCAATACGCAACCTTTTTGCCGTCATCGTCAATCTCAATACCGTTTACAATACGGTTGCCGTTGTCGTTATTCACGCCCTCGGTCGTTGTATAATTGAAAGTGCGCTTGACATTTTCCGATGCAAACATAGGAGTGCAAAGACGGTCACTCTCGATTATATGAAGACGTAACGAGTAAGGCATAAAGCGCGTCGGCTTGCCGTACTTCGTGAGTCCGATGCCGTCACCGTTCGAAAGCATACCACGGAAAATAAGCTCTTGCATTTCGTAAAACGTATGTACTTCCGTTGCGTCACAATGCTTGCTTTCTGCCCACAATGCAAACTCGCGCTCCGTGTTGCGTTCCCATTCCTCCGCTTCCTCTTTCGTCATGCCGAGAAATTCATAGTCAAGGCAGGGCTTTAAATAGAGTCCGCTTCCGACGGTCTTTGTCGCCGTGGTATTGATTGCCGCCGCCGCAAGAGGCGCGGTCATTTCAAGCATTCGGGAACGGCTACGTAATGTATCAAGGTTTTGGTCTATATCGTCTTGCGGGCTGAAGCTATCGTCGTTAAAATCTTTCGCCCACGATTTCTCGTGTGAAGCTCCGCCCTGCGAATATCCCGAGTTAATAAATCTCTTGCTTTGCTCAAGCGCGATTTTTGCCGCCATTCTGCGACAACCTCTCACGGGGCTTATCGCGCTTATTGCTTTATCAAGTAAGTTCATTTTCAAGCCGTTCGGCTGCATTTTTTCTTTCGCCAAGTCTGCACCTCCTTAACGGTCTTGCGGAATACCGCGAATAATAAGGTTGCGTCCTCTGCCGTTGAGCTGATTTTCCAAGTTCTCAAGCAAATTTTCGTATTCCTTTATTGCCGCGCGTATCTCCGAGAGGTTTGCCCTTGTAAGTGAACGAGAGCCGACGCTATAGGATTGTGCGCCGCCTATAATGGCGATCTCGGCTTCGTAATACATATCAAGCGACTTTTTAACGCGCTCTTTCCTCTGTTGAAGCCTCGCTCTTGCTTCGTTTGTCATAAGCTCACCTCCGTAAAATATAAAAAAACGCCAAATAGCCACCGCGAAAGACAAAAAACGGTAGTTATTCGGCGTTCATAGACGCTCTTATTTTGATAAAATTGCCATATTTTGAGCAAATTTTTGTGCAAAATCGCTCTTTCATCATAACTATTATATCAAATTTTTTTCAATTGTCAATAGATTTTTGGTAATTTTGTGATTTTTTTCAATAAATCATAGTTCAAAATCGTTAATTTTTTTACAACGGCTACACTTTTTTATGATTATATCCTTGATTTTTACGTTTTTTGTTCGTTTCCGTAGGCAAATAAAAAAGGTTTTTCCGCAATATCCGCACTTTACTTCCCCCGTTTCTTCGACAAATACGGCGGTTGTTTCGGCTTTTTCTATCATAGACGTATACCTCCGCTTCTTTTCTTCGGTGAATTAGGTTGACTTTGCGCTTGTGTTATCGTCGGTGTTGCTTGCCGAGATTGTTCTATCGGTTTAGGTACAACGGGAGATCCTGTATATTCCGCGTTAAGCTGAGCAAGATGCTCTAACAAATCATAAGGCAAGCCAACGCATTTTATTTCAAGCGCGGCGGTTGCATAGTTCCTCAAGTCAAGAGGCTCGTTTCTCGCGCGATCTGATCTCTTCTCCCATATAATCCGCGCTACGCCTTTTGTGTATTTCGTCACCTTATGCTCTGCCGTCAAGCCTTGGAAATATTCTTCATCATAGCCCTTGTCGCTCTCAATCGGGAAGTGACAAAATCCCGCGTCCGTTTCGTATGCCGTTTTGAGTCTTGAAAATAGCGTATCTTTTCCAACGTCAACGCCGATATTGAATAGGAATACGCCCGCGTCGTTCACGTTCTTTGGTATCTTTACAAACGGAATACCGCTGCCGCCTACACCCTTTATCGCGTAGACGTTCCGCACGAAGTTATCACGGCAATATGCGTATACTTGCTCCGTCTTATGTCCTCCGCTATCGACGCACGTCGCCATAATGTGCATTACGAGTCCGTCTTCTCTCTCATAGTCAGCAAATAAAACCTCGCTTAATTTATCCCACGTTTCTTGATGCGCGGGGTCGCCGAGAATGATTCCGTACTTTATTCCCCAACTTGTACGCCCTGCGCCCCAACCGACTATTTCATACTCTAAGCGGTTGTCCTGTGTATCGACTCCGCACGTCAGCGCGAGAACGTCTTTCGGGATATTGCAATTGTAATATTGACGGCGTTTGCTCAATAGGTCGTTAAAATCAACCTCACTTTCCTCCTCGAAGCTCTCGCCGAGTCGCGTATTGATAAATACCTTTAGAGCCTCGCGCCCTTGCTTTTTTGCCGTGAGAAATTCGTCAACAATACTCTCCCACGTCTTCCACGGAGATATTAAAGCGTTAAGGTGAAAGCCTCGTATCTTCGTAACGCTCGGATTATTCGCTACCCATTTTATCGGTTGCTTTTTCCACCGTATCTCGTTATCAAGTGCGCCGCAATGCTTGCACTCATAGCCGAGAAGTTCAAACACGTTCCCCGTGTTGTTTTTCTCCAAGTCCTTAAAATGCTTGAATTTTAGATGCGCCCATTTAAGCGGTTGATATAGTCCGCAATGCGGGCAAGCTACGTTTAGCTCCTCTTGGCTGCTTAGCTCGTATTCCGCGTCAATCTTGCTCACGCCCTTTATTGTCGGGGTGCTTGATATAACCGTCTTTGCGTTCCAAAAGGTCGTTTGTCGGATTTCCGCGAGCTTCAACGGGTCGCCCTCTGCTCCTGCGGATACGGGATAACGGTCTACCTCGTCCGCTAGTATGACACGAATAGGACGCGATGCAAGCTGACTAGGTGTATTCGCACCGATCATAACAAGATAACCGCCCACGAATTTTTTATAGTTTATCGTGTTTCCGCTTTCGCGGCTTTTCGCCTCAACGATTTTCTCTTTTAAGACGGGTGTATCTCGTATCATTGGAGCAATACGGTCTTTTGAATATGACTCCATTACCGCTTCCGTCGGTTGTATCAGCATTATCGGAGCGGGGTCGTAGTCCATATAATAGCCGAGTACGTTATTGAGTATTTCCGACTTACCAATTTGAGCCGATGTGTGCAATACCACTTTACGTACTTTCGGGTCGCTCACGGCGTTCATCATTTCCCTTTGGTATTCCGCGCGGCTAGTTCTCCACCGTCCCGCTTCGGCAGAGCTTTCCGCAGATAAAAAACGATATGTATCCGCCCATTCCGATACGAGCATTTTAGGCGGGATTTCCCAAGCTTTATTTAATTTTTTGAATAAGCTTACCGTGTTATTGTAAAAGCCCTCGCGCCGTATTTGCGCTTGAGTCTTTTTCTTTTCTTCCTTCGGCTTACTCATCGTCTTCCCTCTCCTCATCGTTATCGTCGGCGTTCAAATCCTTTTCGTATGCACTTGCGTCATAGTCCGATATCTCTTTGAGCGCGTCGAATATCTCGCGGTCTATAAGGTCTTGTATTACCGTTATATCAAGCTCGCCCTTTAGCTGCGGTGCGATCTTTACACCTATCGCGGTCAATCGGCTTTTTACCGCCACGACGCTATTATTCCAAAGAGCCGTTACGTCCTCCGCATAGTGTAGCTTTCCTTCCATTTGCAAAACTTGAAGCTCGGTCTTTCGGGATTTCATTTGCTCATGCTTTAGCTTGACCGCTTCCGTCATACTCTTTATTTTTTCGGGTTGCTGATTTTTTAGCTCTTCGTCCTCTTTCATTTTCGCGATATAGTTCGCAACGCTCGCTATGCAATCAAGCTTATTTGCTCCAACCTTTACCACGACTCCCGAATTCATAAGGTTATAAATCGTTCGCTCCGTCACGCCTAGCATCTGCGAGAGGTGTGCCGCCGTGCAGAAAAGCGATTTTTCTTCGCCCTTTTTTGGTCGCCCTCTTTTTGAAGCTGCGGTTTTTGTTGTCGCATTTTTTTCTGCCACGGTTTA